GAATGTACATAGCCTCATCGAAGGACTTAGGGTCATCTACGGGTAAGTAGCTACAGTTGTAGCCTGCAGTGTTGTCACGATCAAGCGCTGGGCCTGCTGTCATCATAGCTCTCATAGATGGCATGATCTCTTGACCTAGAATAGCCTGTTCAATGTCATCAATGTAAGAGCTATCACCTGTAACACGGCGCACTACGTTATCCATGTAGCGCCCTACTGTACTGCCCCATGACTCACGGCCTTGACTGTCAAAGTACTTAGCATAGCGTGACTTGTGAATGAATGCTTGGTAGTCTGTTCGTAGTTGATTGCTCATCGGTTGTCCCCTGATCCTTTAATAACGCCACGCTTAGCACGGCTATTTAGTTTATCCATATTAACTTGTAGCACCTCTGTGAGGTCACTGCTAAAGTAATTAGCTAGGGCTGTAGCATAGAACACAACATCACCTAACTCCTTTACAATCTCATCTGCTGAGACCTTGTTGGAGTCACGCAGCATCTTCTTTATCTTCTCTGCTACCTCACCTGCTTCACCTACTAAGCCTAGTGTGTTCTCAACTAAGCGTGTCTCGCCTTCTGTGACGATCTTACCTTCTACCCAGTACGAATAGTCTTGAGGCTTAATATCCATCATATTCGCAAAGGCATCAATGTCTTCCTGTGTAATCATGTTCTCTCCCTAACATTTAAGTTCTCTATCTCCACGTCATCTACATCATAAATAACATCTGTTATCAAGTCGTATATATCTTGTTCGTGGTTCTCTTCGTAGGATGATAGTATGTTGTTGTTATCATCTACCTTCGCAACAAAGGTAACGCTAAACTTCTTCATGCGCTACCCTCTGTCTTAGTCCAGCGGCTTATCTTGTAGACATTACCTTCTACTTCAACCGCCTTACTTTCTTCTAGCTCCTCCTCTGCTTCTGCAAACAGATCAGGAAACATGTTTTGCATTATTTCAGATCGCAAGACAACGAAGTCTTCCCAAGCATCAGGGTAAAGCTCCAAGAATTGCTGTGCTGCAGACATAGTGAGTGCCTCATCTAGTGCAGCCCTCATGCCATCCTCAGAACCAGCAGAGCCAAACACCATGCCTGTCTTGATATTACCCGTCCACTCACCATCCTCAATGACAGGTGATAGCACAATGGCTACATCACCAGCTTTAATCTCGTAGGCCATTACGTTCTCCTTTTTACTTTGAGGCGTTGCTCTTTCATACGAGAGCCTTTTTCTTTTAGCCATTCTTCTGGTATGACACGGTTAGCCCACTTAAAGCCCTTTTGGTCACACCAGTCGCAATACCTACTCTTGGCCCCCTTGTAAAGGCGTGATCTAGCATTACTGAATACAAATCTAATATCCAATCCTGGATGCTGTCGCTGTATCTCAATGTGCTTCCTACGATCTGCTGCTGAGAAGATGCCCTTTGTCTCAATGATGATACCATTGTCTAACTCAAAGTCGGGTGTGTAAGTGCGATACTTTAGATCTTCCCATTCGATCTTTAGCTCTTCGTATGCTACTTTCTTTTGCCTGTCTTTGAGGTACGCAGCAGCCTCTACTTCAAGACCACTGCGATACATGCGAGAGTTATGCTTCCTGTTCATCTAAGTACTCTGATGCAATATAAGTATAGTCCACTATCTGTGGATTCTTTGACTTACTAGGGATACTAGGACGTGAATCAAAGCTGTCATGGCACTTATGCTTGAAGCTACAGAACTTACAGTCATCAGGTAAAATCCAGTTACCTGTCTTCTTACGATAGAACGACTCTTCTACTGGCTCAAAGCAACGCTCAAACGGTTCGTCATTGTCAATGTAGTCTACGGTAGCTTGAATGTCAGCTAGGACTGCTTCCTTGTCCACCTCCTCAGAGGCATCTACATACTTAAACTGTCCGTTTGCTTTGTTGACTACCCACCAACCTCCTACATCCTTTCCAGCGGCCTCTGCGTAGCCCACAAGCTGTGGTACGTAACCAAAGCCATCCTTGTAGGCTAGAGAACCAAAGGATGCGAACTTGTTGTCATATGACCAAGGAGAGGCAGACTTAACATCATCAATGCGCCCGTCCATCTCCATGTCATACTCACCCTTGATCTCTTGACCGTGTGGTAACTTAAGTGTGACCTTCTCGTTATCCTTAAACTCTACACCTGCTGAACGCAGTATACCTTTGAACACAGCCTCAACTATGTCACCAAGGATCATGTTCATCAAGAAGTGTGGAGGAAAGGGTGTCTTGTCTTCTGGATCATTCTTGTCAAACCATAGCTGGCACTTTGGTCTACCGATATTAGACATCCGTAAACGGAAAGCATCACGTGGGCCACCAGAGAACTGCTTGTACAAAGCATCCTCGACATCGGAGGCGACTTGTTTAGCCACCCCCTCTGTCATAGTAGTCTCACCAGCCATAGCCTTCTGCAAGAAAGAGAAAACAGCTATTTCTGCAGGGTGATTCATTAGTATGCTGCCTCCTCTACGTTAATAATAGAACCTACTAGATCAGCATCTTCTGCACTCATACTCGTAGTAGAACGCTCATTGTGTAGATCTAAGATCTTACCATTAGAGTATTGGATGTAATCCAAGAAGTCAGATGCTACCTGTTGCATGTAGGAAGTATCCTCATCTGATGGTGTGACATTATCTCCTACAGAAGAAAGTATATACCCAAAGGTAGCGCCTGTAGGGATAGACCCTTCTGTACCAGTAAGTATAATCTTAGACATATAAGGAAGACCATTCTTACGATCAATAGCCTTCTGTGTAGCTGCTATGCTCTTAAGACTGTCATTGTTCTTAACATCCATTACGAATGGAATATCTACGTACTCACCAGAGATGGGTGTACCCGTATCGTCAAGGGGTGTATTAACTGTGAGAGTACCCATGAAGACCTTAACTCGTTTGGCGTTTCGGATAATATCCTTAGTAGCCTCTGGAAGAGCATTCCAATCCTCAATGTAACCTGAGGGGCGTCCAAGATTGTAGCCACCTACACTGTCCTGTAAGTCTGTATTAGTAGACCTACTCATAACAGTTTTCTCCATTTCATTAGTGGAAGCATTCCACCGTTGAAACTGAAAGCGGTCTGTTAATAGGCGCACTTCTACACTCTCTGCATAGAACACATCCTCACCTAGTGTGATTTTATAGTAGCCAACAGGTACAACGTCTGTCTTGATCTTCTTACCACCGAGTTCAATCTCACCCTTGATAGCACTACTTAACACGTTAACACGAGCCAGAGAGGATCGTGATTGTGTCTGTGGTTTTGGATCACCCATAAGTTCTGCCAATGGGTTTGCTGACCCTGTTGTTGTTAGTTCTGTACTCATCTGTATATCCTTTATTACAGTAAAAAAGAGTCTTAGTTATACCGTCACACATCCTGTACGTCAAGCCAATTCGGCCCGATTTTTGATTCAAGAAGTAACGGAACATTCATCTTTACGTTATAGGCTTGTTCTATTAAGTCTGTCAAGCCCTCATTCATGTCTTCAATAATCTGTAGTACAGTCTCCTTCTCCTCTGGGTGAATGTCTATCACAGTTGAGTCATGAACAGTATTCACTAGACAAGAGCGTAGACCTTTCAACCTATCCTCAAGTTCGATTAGAACAACAGGAACAACGTCACCAGTAGCAAAACCCTGTACTGGATAATTCTTAATCATAGTGAAGTGTGATACCCCACCACGAGCATTGCGCTTGACATCAGGAAATGCGTACTGCCGCCCTGATACGTTAGTAATTTTGTTGAACCGTATAGCTTCATCAGCCAAGTTCTTATGCCAGTTAGCTACACCTTTATACTTCTCAGTGAAGTGAATGTAGTAGGCTTCCTCTGCCTTAGATCTGCCATACCCTGTAGCCCCAAAGAGAGGTGCAAACGTATGAGCCTTGGCTTCTTGACGTGACGTAAGCTGTCCAGCATCAGAGATAACCTGTGCAGTGTAGCTGTGTACGTCAAACCCTGTAGCAATCTCTTCCATAGCAACCTCATCCTGAGCTAGGTACGCAGCCGTTCTAAACTCAAGCTGGGCAAAGTCTGCCTCACAGATGTAGCCGTTATCCCAGCGAGACACAAAGACACGCTTTACGGGAAACGTGCCGCCCCTTGGCATGTTTTGCATGTTGGGGTTTCGTCCAGAAAATCTACCTGTACTGGTGATATGCTGAGTGAGTCCCACATGCAGGAATCCGTCTGACTTGGTGAATGTGTCGATACCCTCCACAAAACTAGAGAGGTAGCTACTAACAGCAGAAAGACGCTTAAGGTCAGTAAGAAACTCAACAGCAGCGTCCATGTTGTTCGTTTTAGCAGTACCCACAAGTACATCTAGGTTATCCTTTCCTGTGCTAAATCCATCCGCACTAACCCACTTCTTGCTAGGCGCACCAAAGCCTAGACCTGCAATATGATTAAGCTCTTTCAAGCCGTAGCCACGAGCATCACAGTCCTTGCATTTATTAGGTCTGGCAAACTTAGTGCCATCCTTCTTTATCTTATATGTATGCCCTGCACCTGTGCATGTTGGACAAGTGAAAGCTTTGGTACGTTTTATGATAGTACTGTTAGCATCTACCGCCTGCTTAAACTCTTTTGCAGTATTCACATATTCAAAAAGATCTACCCACTCTTTCTTGTTGTTCATCTTACGAGAGAAAATAACTTGAGACATCTGCTCTCGTGACTTGAGATTGATAGGTGTGTCACCCATGATCTCACGTACCTTGTGCTGTAGTCTATCCTCAATGTCTGCCTTCTCACGTTCAAACTCTAGGCGCACATCGTCTAGGGCTGTACGATCCACCCTGATTCCTGACATGTACATTC